AAGTTGGTATCTTTAGCTAATAATTTTTCTAGTAATTCATCTGTTCTTGATCCACCACCAGAAGAATTTCCTGATTTAGATTGACCTGGTCTAGAACCTTCTGATGAGGCACTCCCACCTCCTCCCATACCAAAGCTAGTAAATTGGTTTGCTAAAGATTTTGAAGCACCTACAGTAGCTGAGAAGTCAAAATCACCCTTAAATAAAGCTAATAAATCTGTTACTACACCTACTAAAAGACCTACAATACTAAATGCTAAACCTAAAACTTCTATTACAGGCATTAATGCTGTTCCTATATCAGTAAATACTGATTGGAGTTTTTCTATAGTTTGGGACATTTTTTCGGACATAGATTGTTGCTCTAACATTCTAGCTAAGTCTTCTTCTCCAGCTGCTCTTAATTCTTTAGCATTTCTACCCATTACCTGTTGTTTAAATAACATATCAGATAATCTATCAGAAGATAAACCAAATGCCGAAGCCATTGCTTCTTGTTGAATAACATTCATTTTACTAAATTCAGTAAATGAACCTAATTGGTCAGCTATTTCTCTTTCTAAACCTACTATGTCTCCCGTTAAAGCAGCTTGTCTTGCTTTTTCTAAGTTTAATTCTTTACCTGTTAAAAGTTCGGCCTCTAATTCTGATGCTATGGAGGATTCAAAATTTAATATAGATTTAGATATAGTTTGAACATCCGATAAATTACCACCTAATTCACCTGCTAGAGTAACAGCTTTAGCTATTTCTACTGTGTTAGCACCTAAATTAGCTCTTAATTGACCTGTTGTTTTAGCTACACCCTCTAAAATTACTTTTAAATCTTGCTGTATGCCTGATTGTCTTTGGAGTTCGTAACTTGTTCCAATAGCTGCTTGATAATCTTTTTCAGCATTTGTTCCCCTAGCTTCAGAAAGAGTAACTAAAGCACCAGCAGATTCTTTACTTAATTTAACTTGTTCTGTTAATTTAGTCATAGTGACTAAAGTATCAGTACTAAAATTATTTATAAAACCTAACTGTTGGTTTAAAGCATTAAAATTTTCTACTAATTTAGTACCAGTAACAGCCATATTACCACTATCACGAGCTGCTTCTGCTAAATTTTCTCTAAATAAAGCAGATTGACCCTTAGTCATAGACATGGATTTGCCTAACTTTGTGGTTTCTTCATCGGCCCTTTGTATACCTTTAAGTAATTCTACTATAAGAGCAATTGGACCAAACGCTTTACTTATACTTTTACCTATTGATGAAAATAACTTACTAGCTGTTTGAGATTTACCTAAAGGACCTAAAGCTTTAGTACCTCCTTCAGTTAAAGTTGCTGAAAGTTTTCGGGCATCGGCTACAGCACCATCTATGTTAAGAAGTTTTGAAAACTTACCTCCACCTAGCTTGTTTAAAACCTCACCAAAACCACCAGCAAGTTTTCCACCTGTACCTAACCCATCTTCTATGGTTTTAGCTCTTTCAGCGAGCTCTTCCATTTCTATATTTTGGTCTACTAATGAATCTAGTTGTCTAGCATACAATTCTGCTAGATCAAACTGGGAGTTGGTTAGATTTTCTCCAGAAGATTCAAGTAAATTCCAAATACCACCTTGTTCACTAAGAGCGGTGTTAATTTCATTATAACCATAACCCATTTTTGCTAAAGCTTGAATAGCTTCAACCTCTAACGCTTTTTGTGCTGTTTTTTGTTTAGTTATATCTTTTTGAAGATCATCATAAGCTTTTTCTCCTGCTAAAATATCCCCCATTTCACGATTAATATCGCGTGTAGAATTAGCAATATCTCTAAAAGCTTTAGCTGCGGATTGACCCTGGAGGTTACTATCAAATACCTCTTTTGTAAATTTTCTAGCCTCATCCGCTAAACTCCTTTGTTCAAAGAGAATATCCCCTAAAGTTTCTTTTAGGTTTTGAGCATTTTTATTAGCTTCACTTAGGTTATCGGCCATGATTTAATATTTGGTAATAAATATTGAAATTTTTAACCTATTTATAAGAAGATTTAGTAGGTATTGGGATATTATTGGAATTAATTTTACCATCAGGACCTATTACTGTAGACGAACCATTAGATGAGGCATTATCATATTGTTCTTTTTGCCTTTTCATATGGTTTTCTATTTCTTTAAAAGTAAATAAACGAAGCCACCTAGGGAGATTATAAACATCTGACCATGAGTAGCCTCCATTACCATAGAATACTATTTCATGGATCTGTCTAAATAAATCTATTCTATATTTAGGAGCTGAATCAGAAGTCAGGCCAAAAAAACTTGAGTCCAATTGGAATGCTAACTCTTTCTTCGGATTGATCGGGAAAAAAAGTTAAATCTACATCAGGTGTGATTTGGACTACATATTGTCTAAGTGCTCTAGAGTCTGCTGCTAATAGGTAGTTATCTACAAATTGGCGTATAGATTTCTTTTCACGTTCTCCATTTACAGAAACTATAAGATGTTTAAGTCGGGTGGAAATATCTGGTGGAGTAGAATTAGGAGATAATTTTTTTAGACCTTCTAATTCAGAATTAATAGTACTTTCATCTTTAGAAGTTAATAATTTAAAAGTAACCTCTATTCCTGAGGTTGGGAGGGTAAAATTAAATTCATTAGAAGTTGCTTGAGATACTTCTTCTGCTATGGGTTTTGATTCTAGTAAAGATAAATCTACTGTTTGTTCTTTACCCTGGTATTTAAATGTATAATCTTTACCATAACCTAAAATACGAGAAGCAATCATTAAACCATTTTTATCTCCTATTAATAAATCATCATAATTAAATTCAGTAACGATAAGGGATTGGAGTAATTTATCTAGTACTGTACCTTTTTGGATATATGATTGGTTAGAAAGAATGTCTTCTTCTTTAGCGGTCATATACTTCATTTCGATAGTACCGCTTGATAAAGGGTGACCTTCAGGATATAATAAACCTTTTGAAGGTAATTCGATTGTTTCTGTTGGTAATGTAAATTCCATATCTTTTATTTATAATAACTTTATTCGAGTATAAATATGAATATAAAAAAGAGCTTGAACGAATCCAAGCTCTCTTTACAAAAATATTTGATTTTTTTTAGAAGTTCAAGATACAGTAATCTGGTTGAACTGTCATTGTGAGATTTACAGCAGCATCTACAGTATCCCAGTTGTAATCTCCAAAGTTAGCACTTTCAATTAAGGCACCTTTTACGATCCATTCTGATACTACATCACCTACAGGACCTAATACGTTAAACGTTAAGTCTTTCTTGTAGAAATCTGAATAGCCATCTCTACCAGTAACTGATTCGTGGTGTAAACGTACCCACTCCATTACTGCTTGAGCACCAGAAGGTGTGATTGGGTCAAATAAGGTAAATGTAATTGGATTCCATACTGTTTTACCTTTAACGTAACGTTGTACATTAATATGATTCAGAGCTACTTTACCTTGGTTTAAAGTTACAGCGCTTACAGCTTTTACAATATATGATGGAAAGCCATCCATATACATAATGAACCTGTTTGGTTGTTTTGGTTCAAATGCTGTGAAAAATATTTCGTTTGGATCTAATACTGCCATTGTTGTTTATTTTATTCTATTATAAATATTTAGACTTCAAACCTATTAACTAGGGAATGTAGCTCCTGTTGGTAAAACATTAAAGTCTAAGATAATAAATTCAGCCGTTTTAGTTGGTTGTAAATAAATAGCACCAATCATTTGGTTTCTATCAACTACATCTGGAGTATTATTAGAATCATCCATTACCACTTTAAACGCATATAAACCTTGTCTTTGAACTACTGTTTCTAAGTAAGGGTTTACAATTGCTAGGAAATTATTTCTTGTAGCTGCTGTATTTTGTTCAAATACTAAAGTTTGAGCTACTTGACCAATATATGATTTCAATTGAATCAATAATCTTCTAACATTTACTCTATCTAAAGCACTTGCTTGACGTTGTAATGTTTTCTGACCATATACTACCGTTCCAACACCTGGGAATGAAGCAATTGGGTTGACTTTAGCTGTGTATAAACTATCTCTATTAGCTTGAGATAATTTTCTTTCTGGGCGAATTACGGTAGTTAAACCACCTCTATTAATACCCGCCGGAGCGAACCATGGTTCAGAGGCATTGTCGTTAAACGCGTAAACTCCCGGAATCATTGCCGAAGCTGGTACCCACACTTGATCACCTAAATCCGGATCAATTGTCTGTAACCAAGGCCAGTAAGCAGCACCATATGATGAGTTTCTAGCTTGAGCTTGTGTAGTTGCTGCTGTAATAGTAGAGGCATAAGGGACTAAATCCATAATGTAAATACTATCACCTCTCATTTGAGTATTGTTTAGAGCAGTAGTCATTTGAGAAGTTTGAAGTGTATCAATCAAACCTGGGGTTATTAATAGGTTAAACTGATAATCATCTTGGTTAGATAATAAGTTCAACATATTGTTATAGTCACTACCTACTAAACCTTGTGTATCTGTAGCATTAATATCACCATATAGATTCATTGTTCTACCATCTGGGATTACACTACCAACACCACCTGTAAAGGTACCTGCATAAGAGCCTGAACCTACTTGAGGCATAGACGCTGTAAATTCTAGTTTAGCATTACCTGCATTATCAAAGTAACTAGGGGTTTTTGCTGTTACTGATTTTACTCTAATGTATCTAGAAGCATTAGCATATGAACCAGTTATTTCAATATAATTTTCTGTAACATTATAATTGTAATGTTGATCACCAATTACTTTAGCAACATAATTATCTGCTTTTGGGTCTAACGATAAATTGGTCCAAGATTCTAAAACAATTTTATTATTATCGTTATCATTACCTTGTCTAACTAATAGATTAAAACTACCATCTGCTTGAGAAGAGTTAGCAACTTCCCATCTGATATTATCGGATGAACCTGAGTATAGAGAACCTGAACCTCCTGGTATTAAGTTTACACCATTAGATGCTGAGTTGTTAAAGATAATACCTTTATCAATAGCTTCAAGAGTAAATGAAGTACCACTTCCCGAAGCTGGGATTTCAGCTTGAGCAAAGTCCCAAGTTGAAGAACCTGATACTACACGTGTTACTAACATAGTATTACCTCCATTCTGGAAGTAGTTATATGCTGTAATGTTAGTCATGAATGAGTATTCATCACTACCACTTTCAAATGTAGTACCAAATCTGTTTTGGTAATCTGAATATGAAGTTACTATTGTAGGAATTTCTACAGGACCTTTAACTGTAGGACCAACTATAGCAGCTCCTACTTGTACGGGCTGCTGTGTGATAAATGACTGGTCGTTTTCTCTTGTTAATACGCCAGGTGATACTAATGTTTCTGCCATTGCCTAGGAGGTTAATGTTTTGTTATAAATATTAGAAGAGAATTCAAAATTTAATTGGATTTTATAAATTCTCCAGTTTCTATATTAATGGAACCTTCACCATAATTATCTTGTAACTGTTGAGCAAACTTTGTTTTGCGTTGATCAAATTGTTTAAGATTTTCTCCGATGGTGGTTTTTTGTAGTTTTAGTGATTGGATTTGATATTCAATTTGGCCTAATTGAACCATATAATCGTTCTCTTGGGTTTGGATATCTATGATTTCTTTTTTTTCTGCTTCTGTTAAATAAATTTTTTCCATATTATAAATATTAAATTATTTTTTATTAGTTAGTCTCTTTTTTATAGCTTTAAATACTTGATTTGGGTGAATTGATTTTTGGCAAATATGTTGTAATTCTGTGTCTTTATGAATAGGACACCAATTCCAATCACCAGCATCAAACATAAAATTCTTATTATTCCAGCAAGGAAAACATGAATCACTTGAAATACGAGTTACATTTGTAGTAAATTCGTGGTCTTTTTTACTAAAACCACTAATCATAAACGAATGTTTACCCATTGCCCAATTAAACCAAGAAATACCTGAACTTAGTCCTATGAATGCTTCAGCGTGATATAGGTAATTATAAGTTTCTTTCCATGAAAGTTTGGGTCTATCTATAATACCTGCACCTTTAAATCCTTCATACGATACATTAATTACTTTATACCCTAAATCATTTAAAAGCTTTGATAAGACTGACCAATTTGAATGAGGCCATTCTTTACATCCTGCAGTAGAACGTGGAGCTATACAAACATATTTTTCTTTTAAAGGGCGTTTACCATGAGTAAAATTAATTCCATGATTTAATTCTGTGAATTTTAATCCTAAAATATCAGTAGCGGTTGCCTGCATTGGAATAGTATTGCATTGTCTTGGATTATGAGAGCCTACATTCCATTTATTATCACCATCTTTAAACCACCCAATTTTATAATGAGCTGCACAAGCGGTTCCAATTCCAGGCTTTATAAATTCTATATCTTTATAAGCTTCTAAACCTTCAAACCATTCATTATGAAAAGTAGATAAAATTACTTTACATTTATGTTTTTTAGCAAATTCTATAGCATAGGGAGACCAACCTAAAGTATCACCTATAGATTTAGATTCTATTGATATTAAAACTTTTTGATTTTTTATATCTAAACGAGATACTTCTTTACCATTTACTTTAATAGACCAAGGGATAAAATATTCCTTATTACAAGTAGTCCACATATTATTTGTGATGGTATCACTAAATATTATTTCATTAGTATCTTGGTTTATAAATTCTACTTTATAAGATTTAGAAACTTCTCCTAAAATTTCTACTTTAGGAGCACCTATATAACTAACTTTTATAGTATTAGTATCTTCTGGTTCTTTATAATTATCCATAAAGTCTTGAAGAGTTTCAGCACCGATTTTACCAATACGTTCCCAATTAAAATCTCTATGAATAATTTTAGATTCTTCTAAGGCACGTTTTTTATGGTCTGTATAATTTTCAAATGCATCACGCATTACAAGAGATAAATCATCAAAATCTGGTTCTGGGTAATCACCTGAGGTGTCACTATTAGCCATTTTGTAGCGAGCATATGTAGCATCATTAGCAGGTTTTAAACCTTTAATTTTTACGGGTAAACCCTTGCCTTTTGCAAATTCCATTTGAGCCGAATCAGCTGAATAGATACATGGGGTACCACAAGCCATAGCTTCAATTAATGGTAAATTCCAACCTTCAGCTCTAGCACATGATAAAAATACATGACCATTTTTTAAATATGTAATATAATCTTCACGTGAAGGGAAATGTTTAATTTTTAAACGCTCATCAGTAAATCCATAATGCTCTAAACGTTCTTCTGTAGTCTCAAAACCGTCCATATCTTTACCCCACATATTATCAATAGATAGAATTAAATCTACGGGTTCTAATGGGTCAAATGTTTTTAAAAAGACTTCAATTATCTCCTTAGTAGACTTTCTATAATCCCAACGACCAAAAATAATAAATTTAAACCTACCATCTACATAATCTAAAGTAGTTTGTGGGTCTTCAGGGTAGAAAGTTTTAGTATCTACCCCTTCAGGTACTACTTTTACTTTATCAGGATTAGCCCCTTGAGCGATAGTGCAATCTGCTTGCCATTGAGAAGGGACCCAAATTTGATCAAATTCTAATAATTTATTAAAAAATCCTTCTTCTTGTCTAGTAGATTCCCAAACATTATAAGCGATTTTAGGGCCTATATAGGGTTGGTAGTAATAATGGTGATTAGACTCGTTTAAGACTAAATTAACATTATGTTTAAACTCATTAGAATAGTGGGTGTAAATTGGGCGATCTACTAGCTTATTATCATCACCCCATACAGTTTGTTCTATTAATAATTTTTTATCAATATCATTTAAATAGGGTTCACTATTGTGAGGTTCATCTGAAAGACCAGACCAAGATTTACCTACAGTAAAATTTCTAAATTTAACTGGGAGATGTTTTTGGAGTTCTCTATAGAAATCTCTAGTGTGGTTATTATAACCTGTGGTGCCTATATAGGTACCATGAGCATAAACTTTTGGTTCTTTCATATTATCGCATTATATGACAACCACAATCAATACCCCTAGATCCTTCAAATCCATGATACATAGGCATTAGTGGAAGATTTTTATTATTTATGTGTTGTAAAATTAAAGTCTCATTAATGAATATATCATTGTTTCCATCTCGGTATTCCGGATTATAAAATATATTAAATAACATTTCGGAGAACACGCTACAATAATCTTTCATTAAATTAGGAGGACCTATTGCTAATTGGTCATTAATTTGCCAATCCATATTCCAATGGGGGGCATATTCCCAAAAATTAATACGTCCATTATTTAACTTGCTAATATCAGTTAATAAATCACAATTATTAGCTACGTAATGGGTAAATAATAAATCATAACGTGTTTTAAATATTAAATCATATTCTATTCCTGATGTTTCACATAAATCCCAAACTCGTTGGGTGGACATCCACATACCCATTTGGGAATTTAGTCGTTGGTTGTTAGGACCTTTTAACCCAGAGGCATCAAATCCAATTGATGGTTCAAATAAATACCCCTTTGGTTGATACCAATCAAGTAAGTTTTGATATAAATCATCTCCTACTTCAT